TCTGCTCGCCGAAGTCCTCGTGGATCAGGCCTGCTTTGGAACCCTTGGGGAAGGGGCAATAGACAGTCTGATCACCCCAAACCACCAAGAAAATCGAGGTGTTGTCGGAGCCGGAACCGCCTGCGGACAGGATGTTCTGAGCATTGGTAGCCGACAGGCTCGAGTAACGAGGTGCAAGGCCAAGGTACTGCTTAGGATCGGTTGCAGGGTTGCCATAGAACAGGGTGGTTGCCTGTGTCTGGTTCATGGCTTCCAAGAACGCAGTGTCTTCCGACAGGCGGAACTGAGCGGTGTTGCCGTTCAGCATGGCCAAGTCTTTATCCACTTCCGAGCGAGCTTCCAAGATGCCGCATGCTTCATCGACCTGTGCAGTGGTCGATTTGCTGTTCGGGATACCTTGGTTCAGAGCGCGCCAGTAAACGGTGGGCAAGCCGGTACGAATGACAACGCGATCGCCGGTAGGCAAGTTGCCTTCTTTGAACACGCAATCTTCGAGGACTTCGTTTGACTGAGACAGCAGTTCGGCAACGATCGGCACACGGCCATCGGGATCGACGCGCTTGGCCCAGTCGGCCAGTGTAAGGTTAGCATTTGACAGAGTAGCCATAGTGTAAACTCCTTAGAGGGTTAAGGGCCATAAAGACCGGTCGCTGCATCGGAGAAGCTCTTGATGCCATTGCCTTTGGTGGCACTGGAACCAGAAGATGACCCGACATAGCGATCTTCGCTGATCGCTTTACCGGCCTTGAACATAAACCTGATGATCTCAGGATGATTTCCAAGACCGCTCACTTCCAACAGCGACCGCAGCTCCGGCGTACCGAAAGCGTCGAGCGACTTCTTTGCAACAGCCAAGTTTTCTTTGAGGGCTTCCCCGCCGAATTCCTTGTCCTGTTGCGAGGACTGCGCCCATTCCGAACGCACTGCCTCAAGCTGCTGCATTTGTCGCTCCTGTATTTTAGGGGCGATTTTATCCAGCATCTTTTGCGCGGCCTCCTGCGGCATGTTCAGTTCCTTGGCAACGTCCGAGAATGTCGTTAACACCTCGGGGTCGAATTCGCGGCCTTCGATGGCTTTGAATTCGTACGCTTCCGGCGCGCCGCCGGTCTTGTTGCCTTCAGTCTGACCCTGTTCACCGGCCTTCTGATCGGTGCTTTGGGTTTGCTGTTCGGTGGCCTGCTGTTGGTTCCCTACTTGCGCGCCTTCCGTCGAAGGGTTGTTCGCAGGGTTTTGCGACGAGGTAGAGCCTTCATTGGTCGTTGCGGCTGTTTCCGTCATCTGCATTTCGCTCATTGTTTTGTTCCTTTACCATTACAGGGTACAGCTCTGGGCATAGCGAGTGGATCATCGAAAGTGTGCGGTTGCCGAAATTCCGGTTTCCCTCGGCAAATGCCATCTGCATTGCGTTGGGGTTGAATGTCAGCCGAAACACACCCGCCTGATCCAGAAGCCGCCAGATGATCCGGCGACCCCGCTTGCTACCCATGAGCCACTTAAGGTCCGCCTCTTCATTCTCTTTTGAGGTGCGATCGCGGATAGCCTTGTCGGTGCTATTCCGCTCTTGCGCCCTAAGATCGAGAGGGTCGTAATTGCTCATTGTGTTAATCTATCCATCCCGAAAAATGTTACGGATACCTTGATCAACTTTCATCGTTCTTGATCAAGATGCCTTCGATCTGCAACCCAACCTCTGACGTTTGACTTGCACTGCATTGCCATTGAATGTCTGTCTTTTCGACATACGGACGAGGCACAGTTTTAAGCGATTTGTATTCACCTCGGAACGGCACTTGTAAAACAGCGCGTTGGATGCCTGCCGAATTGATCGTGAACGATCGATAGTTGGTTTGCTGGTTGTTTCCTTGGCTGGTGTAGCCGTTCACATTGGCCAGATAGAAAGTGTACCCAGCAGGCACCGTGTAAATGGTCATTGAGCTGATGCCGGCACCAATTGCAATTTCCGCATATGTCTCTGACTTGCTTGCATTGGTCAGGCTGATAGCACCGACAGGGTTGACCCCATCGATCACGGTCAGGCTAGTCACGCGGAAATATGACTTGGTTGTAGCCACGCCGGTAATGCCATTTGTCAGCAGCAAATCTTCGGTGATGATCAGATAGTTGACATCGAGGCCGCTTATCCTGATCAGCACATTGGTGTCTGACGCGCTTGTGCTGGACAACAGCATTGAACCATTTGCCACCGGATAAACATACGGCGTGTTGTGTTCCCAAATCGGAATAAACGTGGTGCTAACCGCCGATTGATAACCGGAAATATTCAAGCTGATGTGGCCCGCGATCAACCCACGGGCCACCTCAAGCTCGAACGGCTCGGTCCGAGATAGTTCCGTCATTGATGGGTAATGACGGATTGCCATTACGAGCCGCCATACAGTGCGTTTGAAAGCCCGTCGATGCGAGAATTCTCACTGTTGCTGCCGTAGAGCATGGTGGCCCGCTTGTCGTTCTGTGCGTTCTCGGTCTGGCCGATGTCCATGTCGGTGATCTGCAAGCACACGCGGCTCTCGGCCTCGCCTCCCTGCGTGTCATACGAGCTGACAGACTTCACGACACAGCGCGCCGTGACCATCATCTCGGTGCCTACCTTGGGCAGGGCAGTGATGCCCAGCTTCTCAAGCGACCCGTCATCCAGATCGATCGACAAACCATATGGATACTGCGGCTCATTGGTGGTTTCGCTTGATGGTGCCATCTCGCGAATTTCTTCTGCGGTGGCTTTCATGCTGACAAGAGACATCGTGTGCATCCTTATGACAGGCGTTTGAGTTTATAGAGGGCCGAGGACAGCAGGGTGCAGATTGCATCGACCTCGTTCTGGATGTGGCTTTCATCACCCATCATCGAGCGGTTTTCTTCGACGTAATCATAAAGCACCTGAACCTGTGCGACCGGATCAGACTGCATGGTGAAGTCAGCGGCAGGGAATGACAGGGCCATGCCGGTGCAGCCGATGAACGCTTCAGCCAGTCCATCGACCGCTTCTTGCAGTGCATCGTACACACCGAGGGCCATGTGCTTGGCAAAGCTGCCCGCGCCGGTGACCATGATGTGATGCATGTGGATGGCGGTCACCCCATGCATCAACGTCGAGATAAACGCCGAGGCATCAGCATCATTCGCGCTGCTCTCGTCGCCGTACAAAAGGCTTATCGGTGATTTGGCCATCGTTATTGTCCCACTTCTACTGCTGAGGGTGAATTGTAACCTGAGAACATGTTCATCACATCCGTCAGGGCATTTTCAGATTGGCCGGTTGGAGCCTGCGCCATCGTCTTTGCGGTTTCTGCCTGCTGCTGCATGGCGGCCATCTGAGCCTGCGCGGCCTGTGCATCGTTGCGAGCCTTGCGGATCATGGCCACCTGATCACCGGCGACAATGAGCTTAGGATCAACACCGAGCATGTCGCTGTAGCTGTCTGCCCACTGGTCGGCATCGAACTTGTCCAGCACATCCGGCTTGAACTGAGCCACCATGCCAAGATTACCAACAAACCGATCGACCGTGTTGGTGCCGACAGCGCGCTGGGCCTGCGCCAGCATCGAGACAAACTCGACGTTCAGCTCCATGCCTTGCAGCTCTTGCGGGATCGGCGGCAGCACATTGGCCTCAACCATCCGCATAAAGGTCATGTCGATCAGCGGATCGAGCAGCTCGTTGTGCAGACGTTCAAGCACCGGCCCAAGCATCAGCAGCTTTTCTTCGTGACGCTCGGCCACTTCCGTTGCAGTCATGCGGGTATCGGTAGCATTGGCAAGCATCAAGAACAGGTCAGCATAGAAAGAACCTCGGATACGCTCGCGAACATCTTGAATGTCCATAAGTAAATGGTTTAAATCTAAGTTTACTTCCCAAGCAGTCTTGATGCCATTTGCATTAGAAGCAGCATCAACATAAGTAATACCCCCAGGAAGTGTTTCCACATCACGGTTCTTCATACTTGTAGGTACTTGTAATGGGGGCTTTGTTTTATAATCAATTACTTGCGCTTTTCTTAATTGTTCATGTTGTAACTGTTTAACATCTCCCAATGCTTCCATCGCAGGCGAGTTGCCATAGATGTCGCCACCGGCCACGGCCCATCTAGGCACAACAGCGGGGAATGTTTTAAAGCCGCTTTCACTCAAGAACTTGTTGGGGTTGCCACCTACCTCAAAATAGTAGGAACCCCACGCCATGTTCTTATCGTCTTTCATGCGCTCGTCACGGTCGGCACGAGGCTCGATCGCGTGGATGATCCTGATCCACTGGTCGAGGCTGCCGCGATCGTACATGTTCTGCACCACCGTCGAGCAGTTCTTGTACCCGAACTCTTTTACCAGCTCGCCAACCGTCTTCTCGAATTCGCGATACAGGGTGCAGACGCGGCCCTGATAGTCCTGAGCGATTGCGTATTCACCGACCGTCACCGGATAATGGTGGATCACGGTTTTGAAGTCGGGCAACACGATCGAGGCCGCTGTGCCGAACGCGCCCAGCTCCTCGTACAACTGATGCAGGGTGCGATAGGTGTTCGAGCGGTTGAAGATGATCTGCATGCGGCGCGTCACATCATCAAGCCACAACTTGACCGGTGGATAGGCATTGAGCTGCGGGTCTTGGGTGCCGAGCCGGAACCAAGGCCGAGCCGGTGATGTGGCCCCTGCCATCATGCCTGCGCCCAGCGTCCGCAATGCGCGGGTGCCGGTGCTGTCATAGATGTTGTTATGCCTGCGCCAACCTTTGTCGCGATCCTGCACAAAGTACCGGCCAGACCGAGGCAGCACATAAGTCGTGATCTCCTGCCAGTGCGCCCACCAAGATGCGCGCTCGGACTTCAGCATTCCCCAGCGGGTAAAGAGCTTGTCACGCCTCGGTGCGTTGGGATGCGATCCCGCGTCACTGGTATAATCACTCATGGTTTAGCTTCCCAACAGTGTGGATTTGCCAAGGGCCAGATTGCTCGTGTCAACACCGGCAGGACCGGTTAACATCGTGCTGGCCACCCCGCCTTTGCTGTCTTCCTGAGCCGCCGACAGGATCGATGCGGTGTCAGGCTGCTTCTGGTTGGCCCTATTCACCGCCTGCTGCGAGGACTGCTCCTGCTTCAGCGCGCTTGCCTCGGCAGACTTCTGAGCTGCGGCCTGCATGGCCATGCCTTTTTTCTGCGCCTCGGCGTTCTGCATGCCCGAATAAACCGAGAATGCGGTGCCTGCCACTGTGGCCGCAGCGGCCAATCCTGTTAATGTAATGCCGCCGGTCATATCTATTCTCCCGTGATCGTGATGTGGTTAATCGACCCCTCATGGCGGGACATGAGCTGGTCTGCTTCAGATGTGAATTCATTCTCGGCCTCGGCAACGGTTGTGGCTGCGGTGGCAAAGATCATGGTCATGTCGAGATCGGAGATGGCAACGAATGCCTGTTTGCGTCCGGCACTGCCCGCGATCACGTTATAGCCGGTGAACAGGCAGACCTTCTCGCCGATCAGCAGTTTGGCATCGCCATTG